TTTCATTTCCTTGGCGCTAGTAGCGTTAGGTGTTACATGTCTCAATTTAGCGAACATGCGGGTTTATTGGCAATTATATGCACTTCACTCATATGCATGCTCATTAATTTGAGTCAACACTATTCAATTAACTAGATCAAGGATTGCTGTTAAATTATATTTATGATTTCAAGTTTCTTTGGATTTTTCCTTTTCATGTGTATTTACGGTTACCCATTTATAATGCTATAAGAGCGAGGTGTCTAGCATACAATTGACTAGAACATAAAAGGGTACATCGATTATTTCTGCGAAAGTCAATCTAAATTCCAAGAGGAAAATAGTAAGAGAGGTAGAAAAACCGCGATGAGTATACAGTGGTTTCATGATGTATGTTGTGATGATTTGATTAAGAACAAAGATAAGCAGGTATTTTAGGATAGACTGCTCCAATTATCACAAGGTACGGGACTACACAGAATGAGTATAAAACCATATAGATGCAAAGATCAGAAAATGTAACAAATTCCTTTAAATGCGTTTGAGCGCTTGTTGAAATTTGATCCTAAGGATGGCTAAGGACAAGTAGAAAATTTTGAAATGACATTTCAACAAATGCGTCTTCAAATGTAAGATATGGCGAAAGCTATTTCATAGAAAGATAATGACGAACTGACTAGAATTTGGTGCTAACAAAAGTTACCGCATAGAGTCAAATGTTTTTCATAGTTTTATAAGATGATTACTAAAGTTAGTCACTTATCTGATGCCACTGATGAGTGGTTGAAAATTGTATAAGACAGAAAACTACAAGGTATTAATTATTCAGTTCCTATAGTTGACAAATATCCAAGAGATTAATGGGTCATAGATAACATGATTATGGATGGAGTCGTAAGCAAGCAAGATTTGGATCTTTGGAAGAGGACCAATACAACTTTTGAACTTATGATGGACGGTATGCCAGGTTATGATTAAGGACATAAGCCCATAAGTTAGGACGCTATGTATTATTACGATAAGCAATAAAAGGCTATTTACAACGACCTAAACGTCGAACAAGATGGATATGGTAATAGGATTGAAGAACATTATACACGAGCATAAGACATGCTTAATGATCATGAATTTCAAATGTGTCATGATCTACAGAATAATACTAAAGCTTGTGGTATAGAATACAACTTTTAAGGGTTTAAGAATAAAGGTGAAGCCTTTGAATCCGCTGTGTAGGTAGCCAAAGATTGGTACAATTTCAAGAACGTTGACGACACTGTTGTTTGGAATTTAGCTTAACGCGGTAGAATGCAGGCTTCTGATTCTGAAGATAGAGGAAGAATAGTTTGGTACGCAGGTGCTGATTTTTCTTTGATTTGTTCAAGATGGATGGCCATAATCAATAA